AAAGAATCTTCCAAGGATCTCCAGGTTTCCATTCTTCTGAAGTGCTGTCATATTTTAAATATTGACCATTTGATACACCGCTGGTATCCACATCATGTAGATCGCTAATATGACCAGGATTTGTCACCCTAACAAGTAATTCACCATTATTCCCATCTTTAAGAACAATAGCTGTGTAAATCGTGTCCTTTGGAGGAACTTTTGTTAAACCTCCAGCAGTGGATGGATCTGGAAATAATATATCTCCCTGCACCCAAGTTTCACCATTAGGATTTAATGCAGAGTTGGACGACCTTAAGTCGACTTTTCTAACATGACCAAAATGAACAACATAACCTAAATCACCATTATTGAGTGTTTCTGCTAAGAGTCCTATATACCTAACTTCTTCTGTGCTACCGTCAGCTGCAAATTTTTCAATCTCTATTCTTTGTCCACCAGCGTTAACCCCTGCCGCATAAACAGCCTGGCCTTGATATATTGTTCCTCCGCTTAAATTGATAACTCTATAAAATACATCTTGTCCAAGATGGGTTGTAAGAGTATCTGTTAGGCCCAAATCAAGTGTTCCGAGGGTGTCATTCCAATTTAATTGTCCCGCAATCTGATCCAGATCTTCTATACCAGTGTTGAAAAATATGGTATCAAAATTACCAGTACTTGGTGTTATATTTATACCGGTATATGAAATAGTCCCAGAATCTGTCCAGTAAGCATAATATCCTGGAACTCCAGATCCTCTCACATATCCCGATTTAGAATGATCGCCCCAGCAAAAAGCCTGTTTCCATTGAGATGAGTTGCCATCGCTTTGTGTTACTATAGGCTTCTCGAAAAAATAATAATCTGGCATACCAGTATTCCGATCTTTAGAGTTGATGGTGGGTTTGTGTACCAACTTTCCTGTCGAAACAATAAGTCAAGTTACTCATATATAAATACACAATACCACAAAAAAAGGGCTAGCAAAAGCCAGCCCTTTTCTACTAGAAAGTAGTAATCAAAAACTAGAGAGAACCGAGGATAACTCTACGATTGTCTAGAACAGCAAAGCCCTGCTCTGCCCAGCCGTAGAAGCCAGCTCTTTTCTGTCTGTGAAGAGAATCGTCTTCAAAGACCTGAACCTCTTGTCTAATTGGCATGACAAAAGAATCTCTCTTGCGTAGATCAAGACCAACAACAATTTCAGTGTTGTGGCCTGATGGCTGACTACCAGAAAGAGAACTGCTAAAGAAGGTCTGATATTCTTGACCTTCGCCAAGTTCGTCAAGGTCATGTAGGTTTACACCAAACACTCTGTTGACACTACCATCAGCAGCGGTATAGATCTCACGACGAGTAACTTCGTCAACTTGATCGACGCCCCAGTTACGGATGTCTTCCATAGCTTCTGGAGAAACATATAGGTCTGTAAGGGCACCTCTGTTATTTGAGGTTGAGTTACCACCACCGTTACGACGCATAACAGTCTTCATAAGACTCACGAGTCTCTTGCTGAATTGACCATTAGCTGCATCATCATCAAACACAACAATGTTACGGTCAACACCAGCAGCAAGAATGGTGTGCCAACCATCGTCGTTCATCTTCTTGGTAAACTGGGCTTCTAGAACCTCCATTGCACGACCAACCACATCCCAGCGGGCATCACGAGCATACTTTAAGAGATAGTCGATTGAAGCACCAATGTCATAGGTCGGAACCATGACATAATCACCTTCAACGTGACGCTCTGGAATATAACCGTGATTAGGAATGGTATATGCAACGAAGTCAGACTCAGTGCCAGGAGCTAGAAAGTCTAGTGGAAATTCTGGTACTGCACTATCTGCTAGTCTAACTGGTTCAAAAATACCATCGAGAATATCGCCATTAAGAACACCTTGTCTTAATGGAAGTTCTAAAGCTTTTGCGAATTGGGCGCTAGCTTCTAGTGACTGATTTTTGTCTGCTGAACCAGAGCGCATCAAAAGATCAGTTAACTCTTTGCTAGGCTCAAATTTTTCATGATTTACTGACATTGTTTATTTCTCCCATTAATTAGATGTTGATTGAAACTTTAGCGTAACCATCGGAATCTTTTGCACTCAAGAATTGACCAACTGCTACGGCACCAGTTTCTTGGGTAGCGCTAACGTTACCACCACTGTGTAGATATGCAGTTTGACCAGCTGCTGGAGTACCATTGATATTACTTGTAGTAACTTGGCCTTTTCTAAGAACGGCCACTTTACCGCCACTTTGAACTTCGTCTTTATGAAAATTAATGTGTTGTCTTGTTAAGTCAAGGTTTACAACATCATTAAGTAAGACTCCGACAGGATAAGCACCACTTGGATTGCTTGCATATGCAACAACAGCATTAGCATCGTCCATAGCAACACCAACACCAGTAGATGCGGTTGATACTGAGACTACGCCGCCTCTAGTAGCAGTTGTACTCATGAAAAATGAGATATCACTTAACAATTCAATTCTATCAGGTTTTAGAGCCATTTTTATTCTCCCTTATTTAATTTTTTACCGAGTCTAGAATAAACAAATTCAACTAAAGCTGCGCTAGTAGTATGGACTTCTCCATCTTCGCCACCAACAGCAAGATCTAGAGCTTCGGTTTCTTCAACCTCTTCTAAAATCTCTTCTGCTGTATCAAATTCAGTTTCTGCTTTTGATTCTTCTTCTTTCTTCTTCTTCTTTTCAATAGCTTCTTTAAGAGCTGGTGGCATACCTGCTTCAGCATCTTTGTCTTTCATCTCTTCATTTTTCTTTGCCATCTTTTTCTTCATCATGGCAATGACAGAGTCAAAAGCTTCATCATCAAGAGCATCATATGCAGCTAATGATTCTTCAATTTCTGAACCATCAAAACCACAATCTAGTAATGATGCCATTCTCTTTTCTTTTTTCTTTTGCATCATCATAGCTTCGTTTTCTTTCTTAACTTCGCTATAACGCTTGTTCATTGCAGCTAATGCTTCTTGATCTTTGGCAACTGCTTCTTGTAATTCTTTAATAGAAGCTTCTGCCTCATCTAGCTTCTTCTGTAAAGCTGCTTTTTCTTCTTCGTATTGTGCGGTAACAGCCTCAGCATCTACTGCTTCGACTTGTTCTGTTTCAACAACAGCAGTTTCACATGCTTCGCAAGCTTCTGCTACTTCTGTTGCTTTTACTTCTTCTGATAAAGTTTCTAACTTTTCTTGTTCGCTCATTATACAAGCCTCCGCAGTATGGGTTTCTGTGTTATCTTCTGATACACCTTTATTTTCTAAAACGATATTTTTTGTTTCTTCTTTTTTTAAATCATCAAAATTTTCCAGCTTATTTTTTAAGATAATACTATCTTCATTAGCTGGTCTATCAACATAACCTTTACCACTAAAAGTGATATTCCTCAACACTCTACCAATTCTATAATTGTCTTTCTCTCCGTTGCCACCATAGGATCTCAAGTACTTAGTTAAATATGCACTATCATTATCCCTAGCAATAACTTTAAGTTCACCGGTCTCTTTGTCCATTAAACCATAATCAAAACTATTAAAATAGCATTCCATGCTCACATATTTAGTTCCGTTTTCTATAGAAGCAATTAAGTCTCTAGTTCTTTCTTTTAGTTCTGGATTTGTATATGCCTTATAGATTACAGCTCCGGTTAATATATGGTATTTTTCTGGAAGATTCTCTACAGGTGTATCTTTATCTATTAATATTCCTTCTTCTGTGATTGGATAATTTGAAACAATATGCCCCACAATCACATTCTCATCGTGATTTAGATTTGTCGGTTTATGGTTTGGGCTTTCTTTTGCCTTCCATATTTCTTCTGGATCAAATACATCATCATTCTTATTCCATGTAGATGAAACTAGAATAGATTGAACATAATACATATCTGGATCTTGAATAGAGCCAAAAGCCTTCATCTTTTTAGATGATGGATCAACAGACAATGGCTCAACAACAGAAGCAAAAGACACACTTTTGTCTTTAGCTACTGCTTCACCAATACCGTCATCATATTCTTGTTGAAATACTTGCATTTTTTAGCCTCCAGAATCAACCATACACCATAGAATAAAAATAAGCCTTTAATTGCTTATAATCTTCTGTTGTAAGGTCTTTATCTATATTAGATTTAATTTGTTTAATGAAGTTTTCGTATCGAGGAACTGCTTTTGAATTTTGAGAAGCCACAATTTTATTCTTGATTAAGTCTTCATTGCAAGCATCAGAAGGGTTGATAGAAAATAGAATAGCTGTTTTGACCCTATCTGTTTCAGAATATTCTGACTGAGACAAACTTCTCATATTTTTTTTACCATAGAAATCTAAAAAGATAGGATTGATAATATCTGAAATTTTTTCTTGTAAACCAAGGCTCTTCATCATAAGAGATGCTCCTGTTTGTGGAGCAAACTCTTTCTCTTTTCTCTTGTCTGAATCTTTTGCATTTTTGGGTCTTCCCTGACCAGGAACCCCTTGAACTTCTTTTTTGGGTGCAAACTTACTTTTAAGTTCTAGTAGGGTCTCTTCAGAATCCAGTTTCTCATCTAGTTTTAATCCTACCTGATTAGGAGTAGCTATACCTAGTTGTAAAGCGGCCTTCTTTAGATTATCATTTGTTGATGTATATGGTCCTAGTTTCTGTGTCATTCTGCTTGATGATCTTTCTTTATCCTCACGATTGATTCTTACATTCTCAAGTTCAGGATCAGCACCAAATCTCTTCTGAACAAATTCGTTAGATATAATATTTCTATCTGCTAGTTGGATAATAAGGGCTTTTTCTGCTTCTTCGTTAGATAGGTCCATTCTATCAAATTCAACCTTAGCAGAATATCTGAATCCCATAGCCTTTTGGATCATGTCTAATTCTGCTTGCCAAAACTTTTGTAGAACATCTCTACCATACTGTAATCTTTGAGTGAGTGTTTTTAGACTGATGAAATTATTGGTAGTTCCAGCTGCACCATATGTTCCCGTTAGTGTTGGAGGAATACCGAGGCCAGCATATACATTATTAAGGTGTGGAGTATATTTAGCTTCTCCAAGGAACTGATGAACATTTGTGTTTGACTCTAGAAGCTCAATATCTGGACCCCAAACAATATCCATAGTACCACCGCCAACATTATTCTGTAGAATAGATGCAAGTTTAGAAGCAGCAGCTTTTGTTGGGGCAATTTTATGATCTAGATTACCTAGTTTAAATATACGAATATTAGAAATAGCACCATCTAGTGCTGCCATATCCGCAAGCTTCAATTTCTCTAAGACTGTAATATCATCCATGATTGAATAAATCATAGGAAATGCCCAAGTCTGCCAATCATCTTTCTTATAATGGTTCACAATGACTTTATCTGGATCTAGGTAGTAAGGCTTACGAGTCTTAGCTGCTTCAATAACCTCTGGCGGCAATTTTGCTACCATAAATTTTTCAGCATCATTTTTGGGAGAATTAATGATCTTTCTAAGATGTGCTGGCAACTTCAACCCATAAGCCTTTTTACCACCTACAAACGAAGCTAACGGCCCAGCAGCAATTTCAATATAAACAGGATCAATGAAAGTATATCTCCAAGGAATCTCTTTCTTGCCTAAAATCAAAGTTTGACTCTTGATGTCCGTATCAGAGAAGTCTGCCGCATTGGCTTTATACATGTTCTGAATCGACTTGTTAGAAAGCTTTGCAGTTTGTCTGGTTATAACAATATTTCCGGAACGATATAAGTTATTAAGAAATCTCTCGCTTCTATCTTTACCGCCTACCTTTTTAAACCAGTTTCTGTAGAATCTTTCAATTCTTCTGTTTGGATGCGATATCGTAATACCTTGACTAGAAAAATCACCCATAAGGTCAATAACATTTTTTACTAAGCCTACTCTTTGATAAATATCATCTGCTCTACGAAGAATAGCTTTATGATGATCCGGAACAGATTCTTGGGGTCTAAAATAATCATAATCAGATCTTGAAAGACCAGGTCTACTTGATATGTTGGGAAGAACATTTGAAAAGTCTGTTCTCATCGTGGTTCTGCCAGCAGCAGCCGAAGCGTGCTGAATACCAGCATATTCTTGTAAGTATTCTCCAGAAGCGTTCAATGCGTTCTTCTTGCTTTCCTCGTCATCTCCCCAGAAATAAAAAGCATCTTCAGATTTGTTCATATTATTTTCACGTTAGATTTGGGTAATGTGATTGCAATGGTATTGTTAAAGTAACATACACCTTATTTGTTAATTCCTATATAAATATCAGCGTTTGCATTGCTTGTAAACCAACTAGGACCTTTATACATTTCGTTATCTTTTGTTTGGACTATATCTCTAGTAGATCCTCCTATTACATTATATTCGACTTCAGCTAATTGTAAATCTAGCTGTCTAGCGATCATGTTGGAAATTAAAAGAGAACTATATCGGTCTTTTCTGAGTTTGCCTTTTTTGCCATGAGGACCTTTAGTTTCTGGAGTATCCCAACGATCTCTAGCTCCAACACCACTACTAGTCTGTGTCATAACAATAGTTGTAAGTTCATTTTTTAGTTCTTCTATTTCTACAATACATTCGCTTAAGCTGTCATATAAAGGATTGAGATCTGCCTCCAGAATATTTTTCCCTTCATTTTCTAAAGCTAGTCCAATACTTAGAGAATCAAAACGTGGAAAAATAAGTTTTTTATCCTCAAAGTCTTTTCTTAATCCGTGATTAGCCTGAGCCACCCAGTCAGCCTTTGCAAACTGCACTAATTCTAGTATATGCAAACCAACCTGGTTGTCTGTCGGCTTGGGCTTATCGTAATCAATCACTGGCCATATTAGGTCTTCTCCTTCTTGCAAATTTTTTGGGTCGTGTAGAGCCTCTTCAATAGCGACACCACCACCCTGAGCATCTACGCCAATAGTTCTCACATTGAAAACTTTCATTAGGTTTCTTATTTTTCTTGCGCAGAAGCTGTAGAAATCATGGTCATCTACCAAACCTGTTTTTTGACGATCTCTGAAATTCCCCCTATTAGTTGTCCAACAGTAAACTAGTCTTCTATGGTCTTTATTAAGTTCTATGACTGTAATACTAAAATTGTCTTTTTCACTAGCTGGGTCAACGCCTATGATATACTCTTTATTGGGGTTTCCCTTGATGGTAGGATCAAAAGATATGATGCCTTCGGCGCCTTCTATTGGATTTTTATCAGAACAAGTACAAGATTCAATAAGACTTCTCTTGAAGAACCCTTCGCTATCACTTGTAAAACATGCGGCATATTCCATCTGGTAAATACCGCTATGAATAGTTGCTCTAGCTC